ACACCAGGGCGTAACCCAGTTGAATTATTACTAATAGCCATAGTTATTTCCTGTATCCGTAAATAGAAATGTTGCCAGCAATGGTGTTGCCGTTGGCGTTAAAGAATTGAATACCATCAAAAGAATTCGTGCTGTTAATTCCACCACCAATAGTGCTAGTTGCAAAAAGTGGGGTTGTTGAATAATAAGCAGACGAACTGCCAGTATAAAAAGTTCTACCAGTTCCAAACGGATTAAAAAAATCAAAAGAACAACTAAAACCACCATCGGTTGTTGCTTGAAAGTTGTAGCCCATACCGTTGTAGCTTGCTGCACTTAAAACATCCGTACCTGTACCATCAACGCTTGATAAGTTTCTTGATGCCATATAATACAAACTTGAAGTAAATGCGGTTGTTGAATTCAACATTCTGTAAGCAAGAAAACCACCGTTTGCCATATTTATTTTTGATGCTTCAACTCGGTAGTTCTCGTAAGTTGCATTAAAACATCCAGCAAAATTTGTACTTGTACTTGACAACGCACCAGTCGTAATCAGTTCCAAGCCTTGCGGGTTTTGTGCAGGACTGTTCGGGATAACCCACGCCGTACCATTCCACACAAGCAACTGGTCCGTGTCCTTCTGGAAAATCACTTGACCCTCGTAAGGTGATGCAGGTCGTGCGGCTGTGTTGTCGATAACGCCTGGTTTGATTAGTGAACTAGCACCGATTTGTTGTGTGATACCCATAGTTACAACGCCTTAATGATGTAGTTCAAAACAATAGTTGGTTGCGTATTTAGATGCTCCGAACCGCTACCAGCGTTTTGGTTTGTAGCGGTTCTATTACCAACTGTGTCAACCGTATACGCAAGACCTTGGAACTGGATTCCTGAACCGCCACTGTTGTAGACACCGTTAGTTGACCTTGAAAGTTCATGGTTATGGGCATTTTGAATATGCGTATGAACAGGCATTTGCGCTTCGGTAAGCGTGTGTGTTTGTGTACCGCCCGTAGCACCAAGTGTGTTACTTGCAGTAAGAACTGTGCTAGTTAAACGAGAAGCAGCAGTACCGCCCATATCATCTTTACCCGCAACAGCACGACCACGCATGTCAGGAATGTTGAAAGTAGTAGAACCGTCACCAACACCATAAGTGGTACTGAGAGTTGTAAACAAAACAGGATAAGCAGTTCTAGATACAGCCTGTCCATAACACAGCAACCAACCGCTAGGTGCAGTCGCACCAGCAAACGGGTTTACAACACCAACAGGAACAGCACCAGCAACACCCAACGCAGAAGAAATAGCCATCAGATTTCTCGGTCCCAACCTGTGATAGTCACAGTCACCTTAGAAGCCGTATCCGATAATCCCTGCACAGTCTCAGCCGCTTCCAACACCAAACCAGTATCCAACACAACCGTGTCATAACCAGCCACAGGCAAATTATAAGTAAAGCAGTTAGCCGCAGTAGCCGCTGAACCACGAGCCAACGTAATCAACCTGTCCACCCCATCCGTGTTGCAAATCACAATCTGCTTAATCGTGTACTGACGACCCGAAGGCACAGTAAACAAAGTCGTCGTCGACGTACCCACCTGCGTAGGAACAGTCAACATTTTCGGAAATACATCACCACTAGCCATTAGAACTCCATGTTCATCATCGTATAAGTCATAAGATTACTTGTTGTTTGCGTTGGTGCAGACGGTCCTGTTGCACCTGTTGGTCCTGTGGGTCCTGTTGGTCCTGTCACTGTGGATGCTGCCCCTGTCGCACCAGTCGGTCCAGTAGGACCTGTGGGTCCTGTAGCCCCGTCAACACCATTTGCGCCAAATGCACCTGGTGGACCTGTTGGACCTGTTGGACCCGTGACTGTACTTGCAGCACCCGTAGCACCTGTCGGTCCAGTAACAGTAGACGCAGCTCCCGTCGGACCTGTAGGTCCTGTGGGTCCTGTAGCACCATCAACACCAATGATGCCGTTCGTTCCAGCAGGACCAGTCGGACCCGTAGGACCTGTAACAGTAGAAGCAGAACCCGTGGCACCAGTAGGACCAGTCGGTCCTGTCGGTCCCGTCACAGTTGAAGCGGCTCCTGTAGGTCCCGTAGGTCCTGTAACGGTACTTGCTGCCCCAACTGCTCCAGTAGGACCCGTAGGACCAGTGACAGTAGACGCTGCGCCTGTAGCACCAGTAGGACCAGTAACGCCTTGCGCCCCTGTAGGACCAGTCACCGTACTTGCAGCACCAGTCGGTCCAGTAGGTCCCGTAGGACCAGTCACCGTAGAATTAGCACCAGTCGCTCCTGTAGGACCCGTAACCGTCGATGCGGCACCAGTAGGTCCTGTTGGTCCTGTAACACCCTGTGATCCCGTAGGACCAGTAGGACCAGTTACGCCCTGAGAACCAGTAGAACCAGTCGGACCAGTAGGTCCGGTAGCACCCTGAGGACCAGCGTTCTCAGACCCGACAACCGACACCTTCGTACCAACAGTCGCAGGAATAGAAGGATCAGCAAGAGCAACAACAACCGTAGAACCAGTCTTGAAAACAACAACCGGTTCATTCGATATCGCAACCGTAACCTGGACAGTAGCCATTAACTACCGAGTCACATCGGCAAGAACCGTGACAGTCCCAGACAAAATAGTAGTGATCACACCCGAAGCGTTTTCCTGCAAATCCCAATACAAAAAGCCAGGATCAAGAGCAGCCGTATTTGTAGCAGAGAACGTGGCTGTTAGTTTCCCAGCTGCCCCATCGGTTACAGCACACGTACCTGTGATACTGATAGCTGAAATGTCAGGGGTGACTCTCATCTGGGATGAATACGTGCGACCCGTGATGTCAACAGGGGATGTACCGTCGGTAGTAATAGTTACTTCAACGGTTTCCGTATCACCACGAGTGATAGTTAAATCTTGTTTTGCAGGTGCAGCCATATCAAGGGTATATTACCATTAAACGACATATCCCGCATCGGTTAAAACCTGATGGACATTATCAGAAACAACATAGATTTGCCCTGGTTCTAGACTGTATGACTCGTTGCCAATGTCTGCTTTGACTTTGCGGTTCACTTGGATTTCAACCTTTACATCAGGCGACACCCAGTCAGGGTCATCTAGGAGGGTGCCTTCAGGGATCAACGACAATAACCGTCGGGTGGCGTTAGACCATGAGAAGGCTTTGGTTTCAGGGATGCGAGAAATAGCAACCTGTTTGATAGAGCCACGATTACGGTATGCCTCCATCATTAGTTCTTCAAGAATCTTCTGGTTAGGTTCATCCCACTGCCCTGTTGTCTCCGCTTTGGATTTGCCGCATGGAACCACCCCAAAGGCGAGATGAGCGAACTGGGCTTGTCCTGAGCTGTCTGACACGATTGTAGGGATACCGCTGGCAATAGCCTGCAACGGCATCAACCCGAAACCTTCACCACGAGCAGGTGCTACGAAACAATCAGCTTTGCTGTACCAGTCACGTTGCTCGATGGGACTCATCCAAGTCCTGTTAAGAAACACTTTGTCGCCAAAGTTTTGACTAGGCACATCCTGAGCATGTGGAGCAGCTTTGATATGCAGTTCAGCATCAGGGAGGTTCAAAGCATTAAAGGCTTTAACTAGGACATCTAGCCCTTTGCGTTTCCATAGCGACCCGCCACCTTGGAAACGAAATACCCCATCAGGTTTAGGCATTGGTTTCCAAAACTTGTGATCCACCCCCAACGGGCAGTAGGAAACATCTTTATGAAACTCACTGAACAGTTCCACATTGTGTTCGCAAGGAACAATCACCTGGTCAAACTGACCCAGCCACAGACGGAAATTAGATGGCAACGTATCGGTTTCCCACATAGAAAACAAAACCCGATGCTGACCCGTAAACCAACCCTTACAAGCATACGGGACCTGCATATGAACACTCACAGACGCATGATTATCCAACGTCACAGACTTAGGAAGCGAATCCTTAAACCCTTGAAGCATCGAACCATACCCCAACCTAGGGTCATCAAACCCTTTCCAAGATTGATAGTTCACAACGGGGCGGGAGTGCCTTCAATTTGATGACGAGAAGTAGCTAACTGTTCAACAGCATGGCACCCGTCAATAGTTTTAGGTTGCAACCCTTCAGCCCGTAAACGCTTATAGGCAGGCATATCTTTAGACCAGTTCTTTTCACGCTGGTTAATATGCGCCACCGATTCACCCCTGGTGGTCGTGGAGTTAGACCCCATCTGGACACCGGCTACACGGCAAGCAAAGCAACCATCAACATCAAGGTTCGGATGTGTTTCCCTATGCTTCACGAAATGAACGCTCCATAACCAGCAGCCACAAGATCGGCTTGTTCTTGACCTGACACGGTATGCACATGACCACCATGATATGTATAAGAAATCAAACTATGGTCAGACGGTTCAGTTTCCTGAAACGACCCATCAGTCATTTTGAACACGTTCCGTCCACGACGACCAGGGCGAAGATGGGCAAAAATCCCTCTCTCCTCTGGTTCAGACCAATACACAAGATTGTCTGTTGGGGTAATAAATGTTGCCATATCTAGATAATAACAAAAGCCCCCGCCTTTCGGCAGGGGCTTCGTTAATTCCTTGTCGGAAATGATTAGGCGTTTGTACCAATGCTTGAAGCTGATTCGATACGACGCAGTGCTTCCTGACGGAATACTGAGTAACCAACGAAATGCTTCCA